TAACCAAACCATGCGATCAATATCGCCTCGTGTTAGTCCAATGTCTTTTAGCTCTGCGTCTGTTAGTTTATTAAGTGTCTTGATTGCTGCCCTATGCTCTGACCACATAACACAGTATCGCATAAATCGTACAAATATATTGTTGACCCACCTAGCCTTCATCTGTTATCTCCTGATCCTTTAATTACGTTGCGGTCTTTGCGTCCAGTTAACTTGTCTATATTTAGTTTAGCAATGTCCTCAAGGGTGTAGCCAAGGTCATTAGCTGTATTGGCTAAGTACCACAAAACATCCCCCAGTTCTTTAGCTACATCGTGTCTGTTAAAAACACCGTCCCTAATCTGCTTCTTAACCTTCTCAGCTACCTCTCCTGCTTCCCCACACAAGCCTAGCGTTGGGTACAAAATCTTGTGAGTAGAGGGGTACACAGCAAAACCTACTGCTTTTCTTTGGTACTCGTTTAGGTTCTCTACAGTCTTGTCTTGCTGTTGATCCGCAAAGGCATCTATATCATCTTGGCTAATCATTATTCTAATTCCTCTGCTGTTATGTTTTTAATCTTAATGTCTTCTATGTCGTACAGTATATTCTTAACTTGATCGGCAATAGTAGCTTGGCGATCAGCTGCATCGACTTCCATGTAGAAGTAGTCAGGGTCTACTTTTACTCTAATTGATACTTCATACTCCATTATCGGAAACTCCAGTTTTACCACATTATGTGTTTTAAGTCAAGATGAAAAAAGGTGACTAGGTGTCACCTCTAAGTTTTGATTCAATCTCAGGATCCGTACTCCCGTCTAAGTGTATCAAGCGATACCCATTGAGGTTCGTACCTACCGTCGCATATGTTTCTCTTAATGAGAACCCCTTTCCACCACTCTTTGTTAGCCTGTCCTGCCCAAGCCTCTGAATCTCCTTTGAAGCATCCGACAACTGCCCCAATAGCCCCGCCAGAACCAACGTCATCTTTAAAGTACATATCACGTTTATGACTGTGACCAACACTGCAAGAGCGATACCGCTTTTGTATGAGAGCGTAAGCATGGTGAACACCACTAATGGCCCTGCCAAAGTTACCAGCGCCCACATAGTGAGCATAGTCCACACCGTCGTAGCTGTAGATGGCTGGTGCTCCGTCAATGTACTCGTGATATTCATCAAACCATCTTTTAGTGTTGAGGTGCGAGAATGAGATCCCATACTTGTCTCCTTCTAGTCTAGGGTCATGTGAGATAGCTGTCTTTATTCTATTCTCGTGATTACCTTCAAAGCCATACCAAGTTGGGCGCTTTCGTCTTTGTTTCTTAAATCGATAACGTAGAAGGTCTTGAGACTCATTGTAAGAATCAATGTCTACTTCATAGTTTTGAGAGACAATAGACTCAGGCTTGCGAGTATCATAGGAGTTGAGTGACTTCATGTCAGCCCCATCCCCAAGGTCAACAACATAGTCTGGTTTTAAGTCATAGATTAGACCACCTAGCCAATCAAACCTTTCGTTACTAGCTGTTGAGTTTGCGTGTGCACACGAGAATACGATAGCAGTGCGCTCTTTACTGTGGTTACTTATTAACATTTGTTAGGTTCCTTGATCCAGTCCTCAGGTATAACTTTATCAGCGTATAGAAATCCATTCTTAGTACACCAATCTGCATATGAGCTAGTAGCTCCTTTGTAAAGTTTAGCCCTTGAATTATTAAACACAAAGCGTATATCCTTAGAAGGATACTGTGACTTTATCTCCTTATGCTTTCTTCTGTCTGTTGATACAAATCTTCCCTTTGTCTCTATTATGATACCGTTGCTTAGTACAAAGTCTGGGGTATAAGTCCTGATCTTACTGTCTAACCACTTTATCTTTTCTTCCTCATACGTAAAAGAAACACCTAAGTTTTTAAGATACTCTGCTGTCTTTTCTTCTAGACCTGATCGATAACCTGCTTGTATCCCCTTAAACCTCGCTTTGATTGCCATCAGAAGTTCTCCACTTCTTCAACCTTCAAAGGTTTCTTAACGTCAGTCAAGTAGACTGGGCCATGAGAATATATAAACTTCTTTAGACCAGGCCAACATGGTTTCTTGAACTCGCAGTATGAACACTCCATCCTTAGCTTTTTATTAGGAGATGTCTTGCTCATGGGTTCATCTTTGAACTGACGCTCTGGTGGAACTTTGTTAGCTGCCATCTTCTTTATGTCTTCAATCTCTTGAGGCTTAGTCTTTAGCTCATCAGTGAAGTCATAGGTATCTAAGCAGATGTGACCATTAACTTTGTCAATAACTAAGAAGGCACCGTGTGTCTTATTTGTCACAAGTGGGTCATCTTTGGCTGCGTACACATACGAAGACAACTGAGATATGTAACCAAACGGATCTTGCTCACGCAAGTTACCCTCTTTAAACTTTTTAAAAGAATAAGGAGAAGCAGACTTAACGTCAACAGTTATACCATCAATAACGCAGTCGCGGCTACCCTTTATACCGTGGGCAGACATTCGGTCTTGCTGACCTTCGACTTTATGACCTGCTTGCTGTGCAATACCTAAAGCAAGCTCTTCTATCATATCACCATAGAAAAACTTGAGCAGGGCGTTTGATTGTAGTGGTTCTGCTAATTTACTTTGATTAACCTTGTACCATAGCTTACGCTTACATGGAGATCCAATGGACGACATTGAAAGGTAATTACGCGCTTTTTGTGGTTCTTTAAACCTAGACGTAGCCATACTTGCAATGTTATCACCGATACCTTGACTGATAGCTTTGTCCCACCCTTTGAGGCCATACAGAACTTGCTCCATGTCCTCTACTAGAGTATCAATAGTCTTTGTCATACTATTCTCCTATCTCATATAAAAAAGGAGGGCTAACCGTTGGCCCTCCGCGAGGATATTTAACGCTCCTACCCGTACTGCTTGGTTCTAGAAAGGTACGTCACCTGGTGACTCTTTCGTAGGGGCTGTAGGTTCTGGAGCCACCTGAGTTTGAGTGTAATCTTTAGGAGATAACCCAGATCCACGATCTGAATCACCCTCAAAGGATACATGATCAATAACCTGTACTCCTGCTAAACGTGATCCCTTTCCCATCTTTGTGTCGTACACGTCTACGTAAACAACTCCAATAGAACCATTACCAATTAGACCATCCTCTGGAGTCCAAGGAGATCCATCAGGTGCATAGACTTTAGGTGGTCCTGCTGCCCATGTTCGGTCAAACTTATCCTTCCAAGGACGCTTGAACTTAACTCGTGCGCCTCTGCCTTCAAGGTCTGGTTTTTCTTGTTTACGTACACCAGCTTCCTTCATAACTTTGAGCGCATCAGCATCCATGATAATATCAACTGTTGTTGCACCGTCTGTCTCTACATCGTATTCTCCATTATCTCTGTTACCCTCAAAGAGCTTTGCCCATTCAAGGATACCGTGAAGTTCAATAGTTTTAGTAGCCATACTTTTCTCCTTATAGCTATTTGAATTATGTCTATAAGTTTAACACACAAATTAGTGTGTGTCAAGCCAGTTTTTACCTATATCATAGGAGCCTGGTGTAGGAATCTTAAACCCCAAGTCAACACCTGTTTCAGCCATAGTTGTAGCTACGAGTTCGCCCATAAGTTTAGCATCCTCATAGCTACCCTTCACTTCAATCTGGTATTCATCATGGATGAACCCTACCATCTTGAAGTCAATACCCTGATCTCTTGCCTTCTTGTGGAAATTGATTAGAGTATGTTTCATAAGAACAGACTCGCCGGACTGTAAGATACCCGCTAGTGTCTTGTGTTCATTAGGTACTTTGACTAGCCTACCATCATAACCCTTGAAGAATCCTTTCTCTGCTATGTACGGTATCATTCTTCGTTTGAGTGCTGCTAGTCCATCAATGCTTTGCTCAAACCTAGTACGTGCATCAGCTGCTTCCTTTTGATTCACACCAAGGATACTTGCAGTCTTTGCAACGCCAGCGCCTAGCAGCCAAGCATATATAAAGGTTTTAGCCATGTCCCTAGTGCCGTTAGGTACAGCTAAAGCTTTCTTGTTCATATTGTGGATATCAGTTTCATCTTCCTTCTT